AAACAAAAATGTACTGATCAGTTTACAAACCCGGAAAAGTACAATGGTAATGAAAGCAATACAGAAGAACTTGGAAAAAAACTCAAGATTTAATGAGTATGATGAGGATGGGGATGGTGTAGTTACTGATGAAGAACTATTGCATTTAAAAGAAATAAAAGAAACAGAGGCTGCATTGCGTAAGCAGTTAGGTCAATTGCGAATGGCAAGATACACATTAATAGGTATGGGTGTGTTTACATTAGCAATGTTTTTACCATGGGTACCATTAGAAAGAGTTGAAGCTCTATCAGATGTAAGCAACTTATTTTATATATCAGGTGCTGGTATAGTAGGTGCTTATATGGGTACATCAGCATGGATGAGTAAAAAATGAGGATGATATGGTTATCAATGGACAAGGATGGCAAAATCATGAAGAAAGTTTTGAGGAAGCATTGCGAAGAGAAATGCTGGCAGCAAGACATGAATTATGGTTAGTTAAAATGGATTTAAAAGAATTACAAAAAGCCCATTATAAAATATTAAAAAGAAATAAAGAATTATTAGCAGAGCTAACAAACACAAAAGAATGTACATGTTAAAAATCCCAGGAGCGGAATATGTCAAGATATATACAACAACCACGTAAGGAAAAGAAAAAGAAAGAACCTAGAACTCTTCCTAAACCTGGTTCATATGCTGTATCAAATTTGCAGGACTTAAAAAAGAAAGTGCTTATGCATCAGGGAGGTAGTAAATGACCGAACCTTATGGATATAAAGAACCTGTAACTGATGATGAATTAGTTGAGCTTATTGATAGAGGCATAATGAATTCTAGCGGTGATTGGCTGGATTCAGCAGATCTATCACGAGAAAGATTAAAAGCTACATATGAATATGCTGGTGTACCTGAAAGTCATTTAACACCGCAGGGCGTAAGTACTATTGTTGATACATCTACAACAGAAGTTGTTGAAGCATATACTGCAATTATATCAGATTTATTTTTAAGTAATAATAAATTAGCACGCTTTGTACCTTATGATGACTCACCAGGCAGCTTTGCTGCGGCCAAAGATGCTTCAGCTATAGTAAATTATTGTTTGTTTAAAAAGAATAACGGCTGGGAGCTTATGTCTCAGTGGATTAAATCTGCATTATTGTGGAAAAATTCAGTATGTCGTTGGACATATATAGAAGATAAGAAGCATGAGTTTGAAGAATACGAAAGAATATCGCAAGCTAAGCTAGATGAATTGCTATCAGATGAAAATACAGAAATTGTTGGGGACTTACAGTTTGAAAATGACTTTGCACCTGCAGATCCATTAACAAGTATGGAACCTCAAGCACAGTTAATGTATATAAATGTAAGATTAAAGAAAACAATTGACAAATCACGTGTAAAGTTAGATCTGGTTCCACCAGAAAGTTTTAGAATATCTAGAGAATCTACGTCGATTGAAGAAGCATCCTTTGTTGGTATACAAACAGAGATGACAAGATCGGAATTACGTAAGCATTATCCTGAAGAAACTGCAAATATTACAGAATGGGACGAGCTAGGAGACAATGCTTATGGGGGTAGTCTAAGATATTCGCAAGAAGTTGCAGCAAGAAAAGATATTACAGGACAAGAATACATATCGGGCAGTATGGTAGAGAATGATACGCCATTAGAAGCTAATAAACCAGTAACAGTTACAGAATCGTGGCTAAATGTAGACAGGGATGGCGATGGTATTGCAGAACTAAAGCATATAATAACTGTTGGTGACTATATAATGTATGAGGAAGACATTGATAGCATACCATTAGCGTCTATTACACCTATAGATATACCATTTGAATTTTATGGTTTGTCAATGGCAGACTTTAGTAGGTCATCTACCCTAGCATCTACAGCCATACTGCGTGGCTTTGTAGAAAATACTTACTTAACTAACTATTCACCTAAGCTTGCAGATCCTAACGTAGTTGATTTTAGTGCATTGCAGAATATGAAGCCTAAACAAATTATACCAACTAATGGTAGCCCAGTAAATGCAGTACAACAAATGCAACCTGAAACAATATCTTCAGGTACTGTACCATTATTAGAATACTTGCAGACAATAAAGGAGCAAGCAACGGGCATGTCGAAGGCCGCACAAGGCCTTAATGATACTTTGTATATATCAGGTAACTCAGAGCAGAAACTAGCTGCTGTGCAGTCTGCAGCGCAGAAAAGAATACAACATATTGCACGTAGGTTTGCTGAGACTGGATTTAAAAAACTAGTTGCTGGTATATATGAAACTATGCGTAAGAATGTAAAAGGTAAAATGATGTATAACCTAGAAGGCGTATACGGTACTGTTAATATGGATAGTTTACCTTCTAATATGGATGTAGAAATTTTATTAGATATTGGTGAAAACTCTAATGCTAATCAAATTGCAAAGCTATCTAAAGTTGGTGCAGAAATATTACCAGCATTAAACAAGCAGGGTGTAGGAATGGTTATTAAACCTGAAGCGCCTGCTATATTAGCTACTAAGTTAATTGAAGCAATGAACTTAGATAGTAATGATTTCTTAGAAGACTATACTACTGATGAGTTTAAGCAGAAAGCTGCTCAAACAATTCAAAAGCAATCGCAAGATGCTGATCAAATGAAAGAGCTTGAAAAGAATAAGGCTGCTGCAGATTCCGCTTTAGCGGAGGCTAATGTAAGTTTTACTAATGCTCAGACTAAGAATACTCAAGATGATAATTCAAAACAATTAGCAGTAGCTATTGATAAACATTATCAAGAGTGGGCTGACCTTACTATTAAAGCAACTAAGGAAGGTGCCCCAATAGCTGAGCATCCTAATTATGCTCAGATAATAATGATGGCCAAACAAATCTTAAAGGGAGAATAACTAATGGGATATGTTGTTATAGATAAAACTGGAACGGGCGCAGCACAAACAGGAACTAATGATTCAACCACTTCTGGTCAAAAGGGTGTTACAATAGTTAATGAAAGTTTTGCACCGGTTACTTTAGACTTACATATTGGGGGAGCATATAAAACTACTCACTCAATTAAAGAGAGAGATTTTTTAACTCTTGATCATACTGGTTCACATGGTGCTATTACATTACATAATGTAAAAACTACTCATGGAACCAGCGCTCAATTAAATGAGCGCGTCTATGCATTTCATAGACATTAATAACAAGGAGGACATATTATGGATCCGATTACATTTTCAGGCGTAGTTAGTTTTGGTATTAAACTAGTTCTAGCTCTAGGCCTAACGAAAGAAGTTGTAGCTCCGATCTTAGTACCAATTTTTGGCGGCTAAGATATGGACAAATACCGTGAGACAGCTGAGAAGAAGCTGAGTAATAAAAAATCATACGGTAATCATAAAATACATCCTGAAGAATTAGCGCGACGTGCTCATGTTAAAGGGCACTTTGCAGCTAAAGAACGAAATGAATTTTTTGATGAAGTATATGGTGAAGTTTTAATTGATCTATTTATAGAATGGTTAAAGACTGAACCGCATGAAACTAAATCTCGAGAGTTCCTCTACTCTTCTGCTATGGCACTTGGTAGTGTTAAAGAAAGAATGATAAACTTCGAGACATATGGAAAAAATATTCCATACCTAAAGGAGGACAATGATGACGTATCGAGAAATTGATTACGACAAATTATTACAAAATATTAATGAAATGATTAATACATTAGAATATGATTCAAGCAGAAGTGGTGGTAAAACTAAACTTAACTGTGATAAATTATATTATTTGTATTCATTACAACAAAGATACCATTCACTATTAAAACCTAAAAAAGAGGTAAATAAGAAATGAGTGAACAAATACCCGAAGCAGAAGTAGCCTCTACCCCCTTAAAGGATGATGCTGCTGCACCGGATGGTCGAACACAAGAACAATTGCTGGCTGACATTGTTTCTAATTCGGAGTTTGTACCGAAAGAAGAATCTCTACCCGAAGAGCAAGTACCTGAAGTTGACCCAGGCGAATCAGAAAATATAGAAGACCCGAAAGAAACTGATGAACCTGAGAACCAAGAAGTTGAAGAAGAAGCTAATACTGAAGAAGTAGAAGGTGAAGTTGAGGATGCTGAC